AGCGGTGTTAGCGGTACTTTATTCGCAAGTTTAGATGGAGGCGCAGTAGTTTCAGGGACGGCAGGAACTTTTCCTTCGGCATTAAAAGAAGTTTTTTTTGGAAAAAGAGAAGATTCTGCAGACACACAACAATGGAACGCTCGCATCCGCGCCGCTGCCCTCTACACCACCCGCCTCACCGATGCCCAACTCGCCGAATTAACCCGACTATAAATGGCTACCTTTAGAAAATACGCCTTCCCCAACGAGGCGACATTCACCGCGCTACCAGTGCCGCAAGGCTTCGCAGTGCCGCTGGGTGAAATAGAGGGAACTTACTGCGTAGACATCCTTTGGGATACAGAGCCAAATGCCGACTACCTGCCCTATGAGTGCTGGCCTCCGCCTGTCGGCGTGCATACCTTCCTCGGATGGGATGACCAGTACGGCAAGGACTACACCGAGCGCGACGACTTGAACAACACACTAAACGAAGATTAACAATGATCGACTTCCTCAAATCAATAGGCATCAACCTCGGCCTGACCATCGCTGGCTTCTTCGGCGCACTACTGCTGGCTCCTAAGATGAAGAATTGGAAAATGCAGCTGATCGCCGTGCTTAGCGGTACGTTATCCGCAACCTACATCGCGCCTGTTATCATCGGCATCCTGAACATTAAAGCGCCGAACATCGAGTACGGCCTCGCCTTCATCGTCGGCTTTTCAGGCGTCAAGATCACGGAGGTACTGGAAGTGCGCATCATGAAGCTGCTGAAGTCAACACCAAACCAATAGTATGAATATAACCCGACACGCAGCGAATGTTCACACCTTCGACTGCGAAGGGAGGGAGGCGGAGTTTCTGCTGGTGAGCGACCTGCACTGGGACAACCCGAAGTGTGATCGCGACCTGCTAAAGAGCCACCTCGACGAAGCCGTGCGCAGAGGCGCAAAGATCATCATGAACGGTGACACCTTCTGCCTGATGCAGGGGCGCGGAGATCCACGCAGGGGCAAGGATGAGATACGACCGGAACACAACCAGGGCAACTACCTGCAAGCTGTCGTAAACGACGCGGTGCAGTGGTTCAAGCCATACGCCAAACACATCGCGCTGATTGGCTATGGCAACCACGAAACAAGCGTGATCCGCCATGTCGAGTTCGACGCCTTGCAGATGTTCGTCACGCTGCTAAACCACGAGTGCGGCACTGACGTTCAGCTTGGCGGCTACGGCGGCGCAATCCTGTTCGGTTTCACGCATAGTCCTAAAGCGAACCACCGGACGCGCTTTGCAATGCATTACTACCACGGATCAGGCGGAGGTGGCCCAGTGACCAAGGGCATCATCCAGGATCAGCGGATTATGGCGATGGTAGAAGGTTATGACTGTACTTGGCAGGGTCACGTTCACGAGCTGTACCACCACATCAACGTCATCACGTACCTGAACCGCAACGACTACATAATTAAACAACGGCCTCTGCACCAGATCAGGACTGCGACCTATAAGGAAGAATACGATGGCGGCGTTGGAGGCTTTCACGTTGAGCGATGCAGGCCGCCGAAGCCGCTCGGTGGATACTGGATGAAGCTTAAGCTGATGCATCTTAACACCAAGAAGATAGACACCCGCGTCATTGATGCGACGTTTACGACGACAAGCACCCGATAGGGTGTAAAGTGGTAGGAGGTGCATTGATTCGTACCTGATGGGGTGCAAAATGAAGGCGAATGATATTTAATTTTGTGACCTAATCAGGCATTATGCGAAACATCAAATACCTCGTAGTCCACTGCACCGCAACACCGCACTCAACGACGATCGATTCGATTCAGAACTACTGGCGGACAAACCTGAAGTGGAAGTCACCAGGATACCACAAGGTCATCAAACCCAACGGAGAGGTCATCACGCTCGCACCCGATGACACCGTGTGCAACGGCGTGGCCGGTTACAATTCGGTGAGCCTCCATATCAGCTACATCGGCGGGGTTGACAGCCGAGGCAACCCAGTTGACAATCGCACGCAGGGGCAAAAAGACGCACTCTCACAGGCGCTGCATGAGTGGCGATCTAAGTACCCATCCGCCAAAATCCTCGGCCATCGTGACTTCCCAAAAGTAGCCAAAGCCTGCCCATCCTTCAATGCGACACAGGAGTACGCTCATATTTAGCCTACTGCTTTTTGGCTGCTGCCGGAAACCTGCGGAGGTGATCCGCACGAGCGCCGTCGTTCACACTGACCGGCAAGTCGTGACCGCTGGCAGCTTGACGGAGTTGACGCTTCCTGACCTGTGCGACAGTGCCGGGTTGATACGCCGCTTCACTTTGCGCGACAGTGCTAAAACAAGCGTTCTAAGCGTCGCAAATTCAGGCAGTGGCATTGTCATCCGTCTGCGCAGAGATACTGTCATAGAACGCTTAATAATGCGCGATACGACAATAGTAGAGCGCACCGTTGTAGTTCAGCCGAAGAAGCGCAAAAGCAGGTGGCCGATACTGCTTGTCGGGGCGATTTTGGGACTGCTCGCCAGCGTCGTTTTGTTCGCTCGGTTGAGGTAAGCGCGGAAAATCAAGGCTTCAAAATCGTGAGCGTTGGACAAGTTTTGTCCAAAAGTACCCCTACGCGCTGGAAACGCAGAAAAAAAAATTAAAAAAAGTTTGTATCGTATATATATATGTATGTATATTTGCATATACCAAAACGGAAAAAAAATGAATACTCAAACTCAAATTCTCAAAGCCCTTGGCGGAAACAAATTTTTAGCAATGACAGGTGCAGTTTGTTTTGCGAATAATGATACGTTAATCGTAAAATTCAAGGGATGCTCAAAAGCCAACATTATGTATGTTACCTTGACCTCTTCAGATTTGTACGATGTTAAAATTTGCAAGTACAAAAACCTTGATGTAAAACTTGTTTATCAAGCTGATGGCGTTTACTGTGATTCCTTGCGTTCAATATTTACTCAAGTTACAGGTCTATACACCAGCCTTTAATACACCAATGGGCGCGACTTGACAACGCGCATTCTTTTAACCCTCTAAACCCAAACCCAATGCAACACGACATCATCGCTCACACACCCATCACCCTTGACAACGGCAATATCGTTGAGGCCTACATCCACAAGCTGCCCAGCGGGATGTACGCAATGCACGCCGAATATCCGTTCCGGTCAAACAGCAACCCGACGCGGACACGTCAACACCGCGACTGGTTTCGCTTCATCCGCTTCCAACGCTCATCAACACCTCTACCAATGCCAACCTTAAACCCAACCAAACCATGAACTTCATCCCCGCATACCTCTACGCGTGGCATCGCCACATCCGCTACATGCTGGAGCGAACAGCGACGCCTTCATCCAGTGAAACCAAAAGGCCGCTGACGTTCAATTACGAACTCTACGGCCGCTACCTTCAAGCACGTCAAAACCTTCTAAACCAAATCTAACGATGCAACAAGCACCAACCCTTTGGGATCGCATGAGCGCCGAAGACCGCGCAGCCATAGAAAGCTACGAACACGTACACAGCAGGGATTTTTGCATCGACTTCCTCAAGAGCAGACAGTTTTACACACTCTGCACCTATATCGAAGTACACACCCTGCTAATAGTCCTGGGCAAAGACCGCACCCTGTCTAACTTCCAAAACCTATTCTACTAATGGCCAACCTACTTTTAATCCTTCCCTTCGTGCTGTCAATGGTCTACATGATGGCTGACTTCCACGACCGCTGGTGGTGGTACATATCATTCTGCGCGCTGCCTATTATTTATTTATGTATATTTGCATACCTAAAACATACCAATGAACTCAACAAAGAAGATGACACCTACACTTTCTAACCAATCTAAAATGCAACTCACTTCCGTTTATTGCGAGGCTGACACCCTCACCCTATGCCGGGCGCGTTATGGCAGCATCCGCGCCGCGTTGAACTTCGCTGCAAACCAACCAACTAAACCAACTAAAAATGCACCAATTCAAAACGACCAACATCAAGGGTAAACCCTACGTCGAAGTAGTTGAGCGCCTCAAATACTTCCGCGCCAACTTCGCAGACTACGCACTGACCACCGAGGTCGTGCAGCTGACACCCGACTTCTGCGTCCTCAACGCAATCATCACCGATTCCAATGGCCGCATCGTCGCCAGCGGCATGGCGCAGGAAGACCGCACTAGCAGCGCGATAAACAAAACCAGCTACGTTGAGAACTGCGAGTCCTCCGCATGGGGCAGAGCGCTCGGAAACTTCGGCATCGGCTTGGAAACAAACATCGCAACAGCAGAGGAGATGGCGATGGCAATCAGCAAAGAGCAGATGCTTAGCGACTTACGCGTCAAATACGGTCAGATGCTGATGGCTAAGGTCGCCGATCCCGATCAGCGCTACAAACTGGAAGCGCGCGAGAACTGGGACGCTGCCAAGTATGAATCCGGAATCAAATACCTTTCAACCCTTTAACCAACCAAACCAACCAATGAAAAAGCAAGAAGCCAAAACCCTGATGACCAAGTTCATCCACAAGCAACGCGATGAGCGCTACGCCTTCGGCTGGAAGCAGAACCTCGACCTGCTCGCGTTCAAAGAAGCGCAAATGAAAGAGCGCCAAGAGTTCATCACAAAACTGAAAGGAGGTGACCAATGCTGACGCTGCCCACCAACATCGACAAAGCCGAGATCGAGGCCTTTGTCAACCACGTCACCGCCGAAGTTATGGACGGCAACGTCGATCCGCTATCCGTTCACATCCGCTGCAAGGCGGTTGTGAAGGCGCTGGAGAGCATCATCGAGCGCACCGAAGAGCTGGCGAAAGACACAGCCGCGACCTACGGCAAGGGAGAGTTTAAGTTCCACGGTGCAAGCGTTCAGCTGCGCGAGCCGCGCGACGTGCCGGACTTTAACCAAGATCCAGTCTGCGTTGAACTGGCAGACCGCCTGAAAGCACGTCACGAATTAGTTAAGACCGCGTTTAAGATGGCAGACACCGCCGCCATCGTCGATCCGAACACTGGCGAGATTGTTCCAGTGCTACCGATGAAACCCAATAAAACCACTTTAACCGTAACCTTCAAATGACACCATTAGCCTATAAAGTTTGGTTGGCAGGGCTGAGCCTTGCCAACCTTCACGTG